TCTTCGCTTACATTCGTAAGATACATGATCTTTTGTAGTAAAGGTGTGATTTCTTCACTGCGTGTTTCATACATGGTTTCAATGGTAGGGACAAGTTGGTCCACCGTTTGACATCCACATGCCCTTAACAATTCTTGTTGGTACAACTCTAGAGAATCCGTTTCCATATAGGTACAGCGAAAGGACGTATCGTACATAATAAATAGTCCAACTTATTATTAAATGGTTTTAGCAAAATATCTGTTTACCGTATGGATGCACGGAAACGAAAAGTGATGAAGACTTTGAAATCAACGAAACGATGCGATGCGTTATGTAAACAGTACCTAAAAAAGTTAAATCGCAAATTTGCAAACCGTTTGGAGCCCTACATTCCAACTGAAAGTGCGAATGAAGAAAATTATCAAGATTGTAGAAGACTCATGTGTAATGAACCATGTAACGGTGCTCTACTTTATGGATCACCTCAAGAACAGGTAGAGTTCTTGAAAGAGATCAAGAATGGGTTTCACAAAAATCTTACACGCAAACAAGTAGCCACACTTAAGAAAAAAGGTGCTTTGTCTGGCTGTAGTAATTATCCTTTAGTCTAAACATTTATTCATGTAGCGGTAAATACGCTGTACATCTAACAATGTAATTTCTGTATTCTCTAACATTTGTGCGATTTGTACATCCGTATGAGCTGGTTTTAACGACTGCATGTAATGGAACAAATCTTTTTTATCCATACAGAGTTCCGTACACATTTTTTGAATAAACCCATTGTTGTTGTATTCATTAGAATATTTCGTGAGAACTTTGGTAAACCGAATCTCCGATACTTTTGTAGTTGGTCCTTCTTGATGAAACAAATAATTCATATAAAAGGTTTTTAGTAGGAAACTCATTTCATTAAATCCCCATAATTGTTTCTGAAACATGATACGATCTAAATAATCCGCGAAACAAATTTCCTGTAAAAGAGAATAATAAAGCGGTATCTTTTTCTTCATTTTTTGTATCAAATCTATACTATTTTCATGCCATAACAAGGATATAATGGTTCTCTCCGTATCATTAATATAAACGTGATCCTGAAAGGATACTGGCGTGTTCAAGAGACGCTTCGCGATTTGTCTAGAATCTTCATGAACGGGTGAATACAACATGTTTTGGATATCTCCCTGAAAGTGCATTTTTTCAGCTTTTACCAATTGATAAATCTTTTTTAAATCTTTTATTTCCGAGGAAAGATGGGCGTAGGTAGGCGCTACGACACGTATCAATTGTTGGATCTGGACAGGTGTAGGAAACGACAATTCAATGACATAACAACATTTCATCAACTCTTTCATTTTTTTATCATAGGTTGTGTTGCCAATACAAATGATAGGAACGTGCGTCATTTGCTCCAACTTTTGTTTTTTTGTTTTTTTAGGTCGTATCAGTTTAATCAGTGAATTGATTCCACCTTTATCTCCATTGTTCATACATTCAATTTCATCCATCAAAATGACTAATTTCGTCTTCTTCTTATAAAAAAAACTCATAATGTTTGTATCTGACATGTTACTGACATTGATACTGTCTACTATATTTTTATTTCTGGAGTCGCTTGCCATGTACGTGATAATGTCATAGCCTAACTTTTTCAAAATAGATGTGGCAAAGGTTGTTTTTCCACATCCAGGAGGACCATGTATATAAATACTTCTTTTTTCTGTTTCATTATGTTTATTGTATTGGTTTAAAAATTGGATCATGGCCATTTCTTCGGTATGACGAGATAAGAATTGATTCATTTCCATTGAAATAAATACATAATAGAGTTTCAAGTAGTTAACGCAAATGAAAAAAATTGATTTGTCTATCGCGGTTCTTTCTGTAAAAAATGTTGTTCTCCATGGAAGGAAACATTGGCTCCGGCAAATCTACTCTTCTGCGTGCACTGAAAAAAGAATACTCTGAGATTTCGGGTCTCCCTATCGTGTTTGTAGATGAACCCGTCTCGCAATGGGAAGCGATCAAGAGTGCAGACGGCAAAAATATGATTGAACTCTTCTACGGGAATCCAGCGCGGTACTCATTTGCCTTTCAAATGATGGCCTACATCTCTCGCCTTTCTCTTCTGCAAAAGGCCATTCGCGAAAATCCAAAGGCCATCATCATCACGGAGCGATGTTTGTTGACTGATTACAATATCTTTGCCAAGCTACTTTACGAGAACAAGTCTATGCTACAAGAAGAGTACGAAATTTACAAGACATGGTTTCATTCGTTTCAAGAGATTCGCATAGATGGCATCATTTATGTGCGGACGGACGTTTCGGTTGCCTTTGAACGATGCAAGCTACGATCACGTCCTGGCGAAACTATTGACGAGGCCTACCTCAAACAGTGTCATGAAAAACACGAAGAGTGGATACAAGAAGAGTACGACTTGATCATTGACAATAACATCACAGAACAAGAAGAGGCATTATGGATGATTCACGATTATATTGCCGATGTGGTATGGGATCACAAAGATCCGGCTCCCTATGATTATACCTTGATGTACGTGATCATCGTGTGGATAGTCATAAATATTCTAAGCTTTCAAAAAAGCAGTCTATTTCATTCTGGTTTGTACCGGATATAGATAGATTCGCCATTAACGTCCGATTATCCTTTGCATAAGCTAATAAAGATGGTACACCTTTCACTTGCTTTTTTGATTGTAGCGCAGCGTATACGTCCGCATCTATGGTTCTGTCTAGTTGCAAGCAAACGTAGGGACATGATGCCAACTTTTCTTGAACATAAGGTTTGATTGTTTTACAAGGGGCGCAATCGGTAGACGTGAAAAATACGAGAACGATCTCTTTTCCCAAGTAAGTCAAAAAATCATCGCGTTTCATACATAGAAATGTGGACACTGTTTAAACTTTATTTTTGGTAAAATAATCATATATTTTTTCACGATGTTGTGTAGACTTTTGTTTTTTGACTTTATCTAAGAGAGCGACAGCATCATTGATTTCTTGTTGACTCACTTCACCATCCTGATTGGTATCAAACATGTGAAATTCTCTATACCTTTTAGGTAAAACACAAAACTTACTTTCTTCATTGAACAAATGTTGCGTCAAGACGAAGAACACTGCCGTTAAAATAAGAGAAATATAAATGTCACGCGTACCCATCCAGCATACTGAAAAAATAAGTAATTCTCGCAACACGTGATTACGAACGTATGCTTCTTGTGATTTAGATAATTTCACGGTTATGTATTTGGAACCAATATTCAATATAATCATCATGATGCCGATGAAATATTTAGACGTATTCAAATTTTCTATTATCTTATGCACCCGTTTCAACATACTTTATTCATTAGATAATATTCTAAAATAGCATTATTTTGATTGGAAATACTGTCTTACTTTACGATATTGATATTTAAATGGAACGAGACCAAGTAAACTACGGTATGCAGGTAAAAACGCATATTTATGAATGGCATCTGTATCTACATGAATCGTAAGAGCTTCTCTTTTATCTAAACACAAAAACAAAAGGGAAAACAATACAAGCAAAAACAAAAGCTTCATGATGTATTCTGCGAAATTAAAATGTAGTATAGGGGCTAGGTAATTGAGAATAAGGTTTAGCCATTTGTCCAATGAGTGATTCTTGAGGAGGAAGGCTAGTTTGTCGGTCCACTGAAAAAGTATTGGATTGTGATGGTCTTAATTGTTCATCTACGTAAATGCGAGATGGTTGTTTTGCTAGGCTGATACATCCTTCTACAGTACATTGTTTGATATAGATCATGGCACAAACAATACCTAATAAAGGATTCCGGTACGTAATATATACTAATAATAACAAGGAAAACGTTTTTTCTTCTAACGAAGGACACGAATGGTTGTTTTGGACAATCAACCATAAAATGAATCCAAAATAAAGCGTTGCCAAATATTCAAACATAGTAAAGTAAAATATTAATTATTTTATATACTATCATAATAATGTTAATGAATTGGTCTTCTCCATTTGTAGAAGAAAAAAAGAAGAAGAAAATTACGAACCCCAAGCAGTTGGAGCAAATAGATGATGAATTAATGGATTATACGCCTCCTAAAGAAAAAAAGGAAGAAAATATTTATGAAACGCCTTTATTTGAATATCAAAAACCTCCAGACTCTGCTTTAATAGAAAAGCTCAATTATATGATTTATTTGTTAGAAGAACAACGCGATGAAAAAACGGGACAAATCACCGAAGAACTCATTTTATACGTCTTTTTAGGTGTCTTTACTCTGTTTGTCTTGGACAGCTTTGTCAAGCATGGCAAGTACACACGTTAACGTTCCATTACAGCCGCATGTTGAATCATGGAAATAATATTTTTGCGCTTAGGATGATTGACGAATGCAGTGTTTCCAGGTTTATCCAAGGCCTCATACGGTTGTACGATGAGCGAAGTATAAGAGAACTTTTTTCCTTGTTTTTTAGGATTGACATCTACTACACCAATGACGTCTTCTTTGTTTTCAATCCATGGATAAATCAATACGCTAAACATGGCACTTGTTGTCAAAAAAGTATTGGGAGGTACACGAAATGGTTTAAAATAATCAATCGTAAACAAATGGCGTGGTTCAATGATCTGTTCTACTTGTTGTGGACCATCCAAGGTGAAACAATAAAATAAACAAGGAAAAGAAAGATCTTCTGAATTCCACTGTACAAACTCCTTTACTTTATACTCGTAGAGGCCAAACAAGTAGACAATATCTTGGGCATTATACTGAAACGTATGTTGATTTCCCACATGTAATTGTGTTTTATCTTCCATAGATGGTATCGCTAGTAGAATGGTCTTTACTTTGTTACGTAAACAATTTTGTATAAATTTTTTAGGTTCATACAAATGTTCAAATACATGAGACATGACGATGCAGTCATGTGTAAAATCGTACTCTTCACAATTGCCTTCTATGTAGGTAACGTTGGGTAGTTGTACAGCCTGTTCAATGGAATAATCAAATACTGTATAGTCAGGGTAGTAATGAATCAAATGTTTTCCTAAACAAAAACTACTGCTACCAATTTCAAGTAAGGGTTGGGGTGGACAATGTTTCGCAATGAATGCAATGAACGATAGATTGTGTTGTATCCATAGATGTGTTTGATTCAAGGGTTGGAAGTAATTTTTATCGTACAACACGAGTGGATCGGCAAGAGTCATCAATTGAACAGAAAAGCAGTGAGGACAATAACCATATTCAATGGTCCATTCTTCATTTGTGTCTGCACAATCATAGACTGGATGTAAAAAAGAAGTAAACGACGTTAAGGATGTATCACATAATACACAATTGTTACGATTCAATATTTTCATAGTATAAAAATTATTATTATTATTGTACGATGAACGCGACATCATACACCTAGTACCTTCAAACTAACGTTCCAAAATGGATGCATGTTGAATCATAGAAATACGTTTTTGACGAAGGACCAGTGCCGTATTACCTGGTTTATCTAACGCTTCTATGGATTGTACGATCAGCGAAGTATACGAGAATTTTTTTCCGTGTTTTTTAGCATTGACATCTACTACACCAATGACATCTTCTTTGTTTTCAATCCAAGGATACATCACTACAGAAAACATGTTAGCAGTGGTCAAAAAAGTGTTGGGTGGTACTAGAAATGGTTTGAAGTACTGCATGGAATACAAGTGACGTGGTTCAATGATCTGTTCTACTTGTTGTGGCCCATCCAAGGTGAAACAATAAAATAAACAAGGAAAAGAGTCATTTACATTCCAATGGATGAGTTCTTTGAGTTTATACTCGTAAAGGCCAAACAAGTAAACAACATCTTGGGCATTATACTGAAACGTATGCTGACTACAAACATGTAACTGATTGCTTTCCATAGAAGGTACAGAAAGTAGAATGGTTTTTACTTTATTACGGAGACAATTTTGTATAAATTTTTTAGGTTCATACAAATGTTCAAAGACATGAGACATGACTATACATGGTTGTGTAAAATCGTACTCTTCACAATTCCCTTCTATGTAAGTAACCTCGTCGCGCTTCACAGCCTGTTCAATGGAATAATCAAATACCGTATAGTCAGGGTAGTAATGAATCAAATGTTTGCCTAAACAAAAACTACTGCTACCAATTTCAAGTAGGGGTTGGGGCGAACAATGTTTTGCAATAAATGCAATGAATGATAGATTGTGTTGTGTCCACAAATGAGTTTGGAAAGGTTGAACATAATTCTTATCGTACAACACGAGTGGATCGGCGAGAGTCATCAATTGAACAGAAAAACAGTGAGGACAATAACCATACTTAATCGTCCATTCTTCATTTGTATCTGCACAATCATAGACTGGATGTAAAAAAGAAGTAAACGAAATCAAATCGGTATCACATAAAACACAATGTATTCTAGAATATATTTTCATGCTATATAGAAATGATTATTATTCATAATATGCAACATAAATAGTTTAAATAGTCTTCGCTTAGTAGTATCTATGAACCATCCATTAGTTTTATCCACTTTTATTAGTCAACTTGACGAATGTTTGGAAGATATTTCCAAAGTGTATGCGGACGATGCACGATTCATACGTTGCAAACTTTATTTAGATACTCTGAAAAAGTCTAATCCGCGCATGATCATCACTACATGGAAAACACAAGTGACGGATAAGTACGAGGAACATATTCTTGCAGGAGACATTGACTTTTTTTTGAATAAAGATTACACACAAGAAACTGGATACACACCTACTA